GCGTTTTTTATTTCGTTGTTTTTTTTGTTTTTTTGTGTTGTTCGGCGTGTTGTGTTTTTGTGGTGTGGTATTATATAACTATCAACCAAAGGATGAAGAAAAGGATGGTGGTTGAGATGTGGCATTATTTTACTGTTGTTGACGGGTTCACTGGGTTGAACCGTCGTTTTCGGTGGCGTGAGGCGATTTGCGCTTACTGTGGGGTTGATTATCAATTTCAAATGTATGACGGGATGTGTGGCCGTTGGATTACGATGAGTTCTTTTGTTGACTTGGATGATGGTTTTGAGTATTATCGTAATTTTGATTTTAAGGAATTTTATAGGACTTATGGAGAACGGTGGGTGTGATTAAAATGTGGTGTTTTACTGTTACGCCTGATGATTTTACGGTGTTCGAGCTCACGACTGAGTATGTGCAAGTAAGGGGCCCATATCCAGCCGGTACGTTTAAGGAGGCGTTAGACGGTGTACTTGATATTGTTCGCCATGCGTTTGCCGGACTTGATGTGTATGTTGGTTTTGCTCATTCCTCGTTTGACCTAAAAACGGGGTTTTTGAATGGTACTGTTAAAGTGTGGTTGCCGTTTGAGGGGGTGTTTGATGATGGTGAGTGATGAGGTTGTGGCCGTGTTTCCGTCCAAGTTTGAGAAAGGTGATGTACGGGTGGTGTATTGTCCTCATAATTGGATATATGAACTACGATATGCGGTGCTGTTGCGGTCTCAGGCTGGCGGCAGGCGTCGTTTGGTTTGGTCGGCTGTGGCGTTTGATGCGTGTGATTACGCGCAGGTGGCTCATATGCTGGTTGATGCGAGGGCGTTGGCTGATACGTCGTTGTTGGAGAGGTGTTGATTATGAAGAGTAATGATAACCGCACGAATTGGTTTGATGATGGCGTGCTGGACGATGACCGTGTGCGCCGTGTCATTCGTGGCCGTCGGCGTAATCTACACTTGCGGGAATACAACCGTGGTGAGGGCGACTGGGAAACGTTTTGCCGTACCGTAGCACTGCTCAAGGATTTTTATAAGCCTCAGGGTGGCCAAGTGGCGTTTGCCGACAGTGTCGAACACGCGGCGAATATTTGTCTAAGCATCTCGCCTCAGTCATCAATGTACGTCGCATTGTCACGAACGCAGGACATTGAAATGTTGTCCGGGCTTATCTACTGTCCGGCAATGGTGGCGTGGTGCGCTGCCTGCCATGTCAAGGGCGCGACTTGCTATGAGATGTGCCAGACGTGGGGGGGTGATGAGTTCGCTCAGACTATCATCAAAATCGCGTGTCTCTGTTTTGACAATCTGACCAATGGACGGTATACTGATGAAGACATTGCAAGAATGTCGCAACAGCAGGAATACTAAGAAAAAAGGCGGTATGACTATGGCATACATCAAGCGAGCCAAGCACTATAGTATTGTGCGCGGTGTTACGCGCAGTGAAAACGGCGAACTCGTGGACACCGAAGTGGTTGTCAACGGCGCGTGTCGCACAGCTGACACGGCTATGAAAAAAGCCCGTAAGATTAACAGGGACATGCTCCCCATGTCCGCCGAATACCATGCGCAGGTGACGCGCATGAACGAGGCAATCTATTGGGCTAATTGCGAATTTGGGGATGATACCATTATCAACTATCCGGGGTCGGTTAATGGCAACGTGGTTGAAGATGATATCATCTCCGAGGAAAATAATTAATAAACCATTATAAGGAAGGCAACAGTAATCATGGCTGACAACGAACTGACCACAGCAAACGGCAACAATTTCGCGGCAAACGGCGCTAACGCCGTATCCCATTTCTTCGACACCTCTACTATGGATGGTAAAATGGCGCTGTACAACGCCATGCAGACAGCCAACAAGGTGGACGAACATCTTAATGAGCTATTGCATGTGACCAACGTGCTTGCGCAGACCGTTGAGGTGGTCAACCAAGAGACCGGTGAAATCAACTCATCTACCCGTGTTGTCATCCACGCGGAGGAGGGCGACTTTGCCGCCGCCTCCCCCGCGCTGGCGCACGCTTTTGGTAACCTGTTCGCCATCTTCGGCACGCCGGACACGTGGGAGCACCCGCTTGTTCTCAAGGTGGTGGAAAAGAAGAGCCGCCGTGGTTATAAGTTCTTTGACCTCGAATTGGCCTCAGAAAACAAGCGCAAGTAACGTGAATGTCCACATCGTATGATAGCATGGTAACGTCCCTATAGGGATGTTGCCGCCAGACTCACCCCCCGTCGTTTCCGTCCTTACGGCGGGGGGTGTTTCACACCCACAAGGGGGGGGCCGTGGCAAAACGCAAAAACAACCGACGTGCCAACAATCTGAAACGCAACGCCGCCATCAGGTCGGCACAGGTACGCCGAGAGCAAGCGATTAGAGATTACGGTACCGGACACCTCCCCAAGCAAATCACCGAAACGTTTCTGGGAAAACTCAGCGCCCAACAACTCGAACAGGTCGCGCGCCGTATCGGGCAGGAATTCGGGGAACAACAGCAAGCCTTAAGGGCGCGGGACAGCGAGCCGTATCAGGTCGCGCCCGATGTCCATGTCACGAAACTTGATAGGGAGTTGGCGGCGCGCCCGTTGATTACCGACGCGGAAATCGCCGCCGCCCCGTCGAAACGTCGGAAAACATTACGACAGCAACAGCGCCGCCGCATCGAGGCACGGCAGAAAATCAAACGCGCCCAACAATTCGACGCATTGAGCATGGCCCGCTACACCGTGGCCGAAATACGTGAAATGGAACGCGCCGGAGAATCCCCCTTTGACGTGTTGGGCACTCACACGGTCGGCGGTTCGGCGCGCGACGAACTCACACGCAACCGTGCGAACGTGTTCGGCTCGGAGCGCGGCATAAGCCATGCGCGTATGATGATACGAGAAGGGGGTAGAAGGAAACTTGAACGAGAGTTGCTTGAATACGCCGGGCTTATAGGCCGAGCGCCATTGCATGCAGGCACTAGACAGATTCTCGGAGGCGAGGGGGTTTCGGATTTTGATAGGGTCTCGCAACAGCTTGAGGCATTCGATTACATCATAGCCCAAAAATTCGCATCCCTGTCGAACCGTCAAAAACGATGGCTGATAAACAACACGAATTTCAGCACCGTTGTGCGGGAGGCCACATGGTATAATGATAAAACACATAAATGGGAGACAAAAGCGGACGCGGGTGATGTAGGGACACGACTTGATGAATGGATGACCAGCGCGGCACGACACTAAAAGGATGGATTCATGAAAGAGCGTCGAACGGCGGCAACAGACGGCGCAACACTATTGACGGATGACGGCATGGAACCATTGACGGCGAACGCCGTCATCCGGCTTACCATGCTCGATTATCACACGCGCGTATGGTGCGCCCACGGATGGCAGGACATCAAGCCCATAGCCGCCGAACTATTGACACGACTCCCCTTGCAATCGAATCCAGCCAAGGACGGCGTTTGGGGAACGTTCAACATTCGCGGCCACTTCTACGGTTTTCGCGTGCGCATGGGCGGCATCACCGTGGATTTTATGGACGTGCGCAATGTCACACGTGATGATGGCCTGAATGTTTCACGTGAAACATTCGGCGGTGCGGATGACTTGGAAACCACGTGGAACATCGCACAGGAATGCGCCGCCCTGAACCTTAGGGGCACTACGATAGCATCTATGGCGATGACCGACTATATAGACGGGGATTACGCTGGATTCAAGCGTCATTTCCCGCCATTGGATAAAGAGGCTTATCATCGGATGCGCCCCGCCTACTATGGGGCGATAGTACACAGCAAGACGGGCGAATACCGGGACTGCCGAAGCTGGGATGTGAACAGTCTCTACCCGAGTATCATGCGTGATGCCCCCATGCCGGTAGGCTCACCCATATGGTACGACGGCGAATATCGACACGACAATGATTATCCGCTCCATGTCGATGTTATCGCGTTTGATGCGCGCTTGAAGACGGGGAAAACGGCGACGCTCACCAATATCCTACCCGTATGGGGGTATGAGGGAGAACGCTTGGATAGTACGCTCGGCGTCGTTGCCATGCCGGTCGCGGATGTGGATTGGGAGACGCTGACCGAAAACTATGACATCCACGTGTGGGAGTATGTCGGTGGCTGGAAGTTCCGCAAGTCACATGGGTTATATTATGCATACGTGGACAAATGGTTTCACGTGAAACAAACCGCGACCGGGGAGCGCAAGCAGATGGCGAAACTGTTACTAAACTCGCTGGTGGGGAAATTCGGCGCCTCGCTCTACCGTCCCATGTTGCATCCGAAACCGTCCGTGGATGGTGGTGTGGATTTTACCGTGGACAAACCCGAGTCGGCCAACAGTCTGGCATGGTTGCCGACCGCCGCGTATGTCAGCGCTTACGGACGGCAAATACTATCTCGCGCCATGAACGCGAACGCAGAACGCGTGCTCTACTCCGACACCGACGGCATGATATTGGACGGGCTGGACGCGCCTATGGGTATCGAAGCAGATGACCGGAAACTAGGCGCGTGGAAAAACGACCACACCTATGAGAGGCTCCGTATCCTCGGCAATCGCAAATATTGCGGCGTGGAAACAGACGGCGACACGGTAATGCGTTTGAGTGGCGTGCATCGCGCCGCTCCCATCCCCTATGATGAGTTCCTACCCGGGTCACGTCATCTCAATGATGATGGCCATATTTTTATGCTATAATAGTCGGTAGCGGGGTGTGCGTCCCAAGTCGATTCGATGGCCCGACCGTAAGGCAAGTCGGTAAGGCGATTCGGTCGGATGTAGACGTGCGCGGCCAGCGCCCAGCGACGGCGAGGGAACCCGCACAGCCTAGCAACCCGGCATGACGGCGTGATTGCCGTCATGCCACTTACTTTAAGGGGTGATTATGGACGATACCGAAAACACCGAGCCGGACACCACGCCCGGCACCGAGCCGGACGCCGGGCCGCTCGACGATAATACGCCGAACCCGGAGCCGGAAACGCAGGACAATGGCGAACCGGAAGACGCGGGCGAGGATAAAGCCGCCGACATGGCCAACCGGTTGAGCGCCTTGGAGGCGACCGTGGCGGAACTATCCAAAACCATTGAGGCAATGCGTGACGCCGCCGCAGACCACGTGTTGAACGATGGCCCGGACGGCGACGCGACGCCGGAATCGGCTGAAATGACAGACGATGACTACAACGGCGCTTACAGTACGTTCGATGATTTGTTTGAGGACTAATAATCAGGAAGGATTTTTCCCATCATGCCGACCACTCCAGTGGTGACGCCGAAGCAGCAGTTGCGACCGCTCACCGAATTCAACAATGCGCAGATTCTCAATATGATTCGCAACGAGGCATCCCCCGAATATCAGCGACGTATGCCCTCGGCCACTCAGATGAACATGGACAGGCAGATGGCCACCCTCATGTCATCCACCCAGCTCAAGAACGAGTTTTATTCGGCTCTGGTGAACCGTATCGGCGGCACCTATGTGAACACGTGGCGCTGGAATAATCCACTGAGCGTGTTCCAGCGCGCATCTCAGGTGTTTGGCGACACGTGGCAGGAAATCGCCGTGGGTATGCCACTCGCTCAGGTGTACGACCCGGACGCGGAATACCTGGGCGCGGATAATTTCCGCAAGTGGAAAATCGACGTGGATTCGCTCTACCACCGTCTTGACTTTGCCCACTTCTACCCCGCTACCACGGATGACAAGACGCTCCAGCGTGCTTTCGCCTCTGAAACCGGCCTAGCTTCGCTCACCTCGCAGATTCTCACCTCCTGTTATAATGCCGCCGAGGTTGACTTGTTTGAGGCCATGTGCCACCAGTTCGTGGAATACGCGAAACTGGGCGGCTATTGGCGCGTCCATATGAACAATGATTTGAACGACATGGGCAGTTCGGAAACCGACGCTCGCGACATGTTGCGCCAGATTCGCGCATGGGCCGACACACTGAAATTCGTATCCACTCGGTACAATGCGCGTCACATGCCGACGTTTGCCCGCCCGGATGAGCTTGTGTTGTTCTGCTCCCCCGAAGTCAAGTCGGCGCTTGATGTTCAGGGTCTGGCAACGGTGTTCCAGCGCACGGATGCGGAGCCGACCATTGACCGGATTATCACCATCCCGCAGGACAGGTTTGGCATGGATGGCGTGCAAGCCATTCTGACCACTGATAAATTCCTTATCGACATTCCCGTTATCAACGAGATGACCCAGCAAACCAATCCGGTCAATATCAATTCAGTCAACCATTATCTGCATGTCCAGCACATCATTTCAGTGTCCGGCTTCGCCCCGGCCGTGATGTTCTGGACGGGCGCGGGGTCTACCTCCAAGATGGTGACACCGACCGGCACGACGGCCGGGACGCCGACGTTCCAGCTCAGACTCGCCATGTACGGAGGAGGCGCGACCACGCCGGACAGCGTGGCGCGTGGCGGAGCGGTACAGGTCACCGCCGATACGACCATCTCCAACGAGGGTGCGGCCACGTTCCGCTCGGATGCTGTCGAATATCGTATCGGCGACACCGCCAGGTCGAAGAGCGATTATACATACATTTCGCCCACCGGCGTGCTGGTGGTCGGCCTTGACGAGCCGAACATCACTATTCCGGTTACGGCGACCGCCCTGTACACGGATCCGGCAACGCCGGAAGTGCCGGGCACCGTATCCGCCGCCCTGAACGTGCCGGTGGTCGGTGCTGGTGTCATCGGATTCAACCCGTCGATCATCGCATCCATTGACGTGACCGTCCCGGCGGTGACCGTGGGACATACGGCACAGGCGACCGCTACGGCGACCATGATTGACGGGCGAACCGCCGATGTGACCATGCAAGCCGCTTGGACATCCGACACCTCAGACAACGCCACCGTGTCCGAGTCGGGTGTTGTTACGGGCGTCAAGGCGGGCTCGTCCAGCGTCACCGCCACGCTGTTCGGCGTATCCGGCAAGAAGGGCGTGACCGTGACAGCGGCCGCGTGATATAATGAGAGGGTAGCTGGCTGGCTACCCTCTCTCACGGCGAGATGCAATACAAGGCCCGGAGCGCAAGCCACGTGAGCGCTCCGGGCTTTGTCATACCGGAGGTTGGATGATGATTGATGACGCGAACCCCTAGTGGATAATACCGGCCTAGTCACTGGAGTGGCCGCCGGTTCCACCAAGCTGACGGCCGCGCTGTTCGGTGTCAGCTGTCAGAGCACTGTGACAGTCGCCTAATCTGCGATATAATAAAAGGGAGTGTTTCACGTGAAACACTCCCTTCTTTATGAAAGGGATAGTATGCTGAGAGATATCAACCCTAACGTCGAGGCGACGTTTAACTGGGCTCAATGGACGCCCAACACGTCGCTGAAACTCTGTAACGTGCCGTGGGATAGCAGTTACCGTGACCTAGCCCGGTTCGAATCACCGCAGAAACAACAGGAATGGTTTGACCGACGGCCCGGCATTGACAGGGTGCATGGAGTCATGCACATGTTCGGCCAACCCGTGCGCGTCGAACTGCCATTTAACGAGGCGTCCAACTACAACTATGTCGTGGTGTATAACGATTACCCCGACTTGGAGGCGCCACGGTATTGGTATTATTTCATCAACCACGTGGATTACATCAATGCGTACACGACTCAGCTCACTGTACAGTTGGACGTTTGGCAGTCGTTCCAGCATGTACTTAGGTTTGGTTCATGTTATGTGGTGCGAGGCCATATCGGCATTGCCAACGAAAACCAGATGACCGATTATGGTCGCAGTTACCTCGCACTACCCGAAGGGCTGGACACCGGTAGTGAAATGGTGACGGTAAACCAACAATACAAGTCTCTTATCAGCATGGACGGGAAAAATCTGAATTACGGCGTAATAGTCGTGAGCACGGTAGATTTGTCAGCGGACGCGGGCAGTCAGGAAAAACCGTCTCTCACTACTGCGGGCGGCTCTCTGTTTGAGAACATGGCTAACGGTGCTGAAATACTGTACTTTAAGGATATCCAGTCTATCCAAGTGTTTATGGGATTGGGCTCTGCTTTTTCATGGATAACACAGGGTATTGTAAACATGTACATGATACCCTCTTTAGATGATGACTTTCTTAAGCAATCCGGCTATGTCGTAGATAAGCTGTTTGGGAAAACACTCCCTTCGGAATTAAATAATCGTATCTACCGTTTCCCCCAGTCGGCCACAAATGCGCCCAGCAGATATGAAGACATTATTACCATTAATGATTTTCGTGATAATTTTAATATCCCTAAACGTTACAAAAACCTTAAAAAACTCAAATGCTACCCCTATTCTACTGTTGAATGCACTTGCTTGAATGGCACTAATATCACCTATAAGCCCGAAAATATCCAAAGCGATAATCTGGTTATCAGAGAGGTGCATAATTACGCGCCCAATGGCGCGCGCTTGAACTTTTACCCGGTTGGGTACAATAAGGCGGGTGCAAGCGAGATCGCTCCTCTTGATAAAAACAATGGGTTGCCCATTGATAGCGGGGAAATGTTGGACGCCGCGTTTGGCATCAGCAATTTCCCTCAATTTGTGATAGTCAACAATGGTGCCCAGTTGGCAATGGCAAACAGTGCCTACACTCGTTCCTACAGTCAACAGTCCGCTGACTGGGCGTACCAAAAAGCACAGATGGGCATCAGTCAGTCTCTTGCGGCCACGGCCATGCAAAACCAGTACAATACCCAAGCCAACAAACTCGCTATCGGCAACCGCAACGCCAATAACGCGATACAAGCAACCTCGCTTAACACCAGTCTGGACAACACGACGTATATCAACAATCAGCGAGCTGACCTCGCACAGCTGAATAACGTGGTCAACGGCGTGGTCGGGGTGGCGGGTAACGCCGCTTCGGGCAATGTCGGGGGCGCGGTATCGGCATTAGGCGGTACGGTCATGAATGGTGTCAACACTGAAGCGAACCGCAGTATCAACAATACCGCCGCCCAACTTTCCACGGCGAACTCGCTGAGTACCAACGCGGCCACAACAAGTCAGGCCAACACATACGGCTCTCAGACTACAGCGCTTTCAAACCAGTTGGCCCAAAATATGGCGGATATGAACGCGGATTACGCGCAACGTTCCGCGTTCGGAGACTATCAAAACACCATTGCGGGCATCAATGCACAGGTACAGCAGATGCAATTAACACCCCCGACCACATCCGGCGCCATCGGCGGAGACGGTTTTAACCTCGCGAACGGTATTGTCGGGGTGTTGGTTCGATTCAAGACGTGCGCACCCTCAGCTCTGCGGAGCATCGGAGAGTACATGTTGCGTTACGGGTATTTTATCCAGCGTTTCATCACGCCGCCGCAATCGCTGGAATGCATGACAAAATTCACCTACTGGCAGATGCAAGAGTGTTACGTGCGAGGTGATTTGCCCGAGCAGTATCGGCAGACCATTAAAGGCGTGTTCGAGTCTGGGGCTACTATATGGACCAACCCGGATGATATCGGCGTGACCGATTGGGCGGATAACGACCCATTGCCGGGCATCTTATTCTAGTGCTATACTAGAGGCATGTCTAGGTCGAGGAAAAATCAGAATCGTAGGGGCGGCGCGTTGCATCCGCGTGGCAATTACGCCAAGGCACGCGCCGACAGCCTTGACGCAATGTACTGCCATCTGCTGACCGAACTGGCATTGAACCGGTTCAGCTGGCGGGGACTGCCGCCAACCGTAGATGAACGATGGTTGGAAATGTGTCTCTGCGAACACGGGTGCGCGCTCTTCTTCGAAGACAAACTCATAGGTCGGTTCCTCGCCACGCAAGCCGGTTATCAAGGCCGATTGAACGTGTATAACAACCCGACGTACTTCGAGCCGGTGGGCGTCAACTACCATTACAGGCAACTCAAGGCGGGCCGAGAGTGCATCCCTATTTGGGACAATCGTATGCGCATGAGTTTCAAAGATATCCTATGGCAGTATGCGAGACGCCTCGCCGACATTGACAAGGCATATGACGTGAACTTGGAGAGCCTGAAACTGCCGACCATCATCACCGCCGACCCGCGCACCAAGCTCACCGTACAGAACATGTTACAACAGCGGCAGGATGGGCAGGATTATATTATCGGCTACGATTCACTGGACCCCGGTAGTATGTTCCAACCGTGGCCCAACACCACCCCCTATCTGCTGGACAAGTTCATCCAGCAGAAAACGCAAGTGACCAATGAGGTACTAGGATATTTGGGCATCCAGTCCAGCGGCACGGAAAAAAAGGAACGGCTCATCTCCGACGAGGTGGCGCAAGCCAATGAGAAGGTGGACGTGTTCCGATTGAGTTTTCTCAAGGCGCGGCAGACGGCGGCGACTGAGATCAACCGCCTATGGCCACAGTTGAACATCTGGGTGGAGTATGCGGACGCGCAAAGCTCCGGCGTACCCAACGCGCTGGATTCGAGCGCCAGCGGTACGACGGATATTGACATGCCCGCCTCGTATGACGCGGGTATCGGAGGTGTATTGCAATGATAACCCGTGACGTTATGGTAGGACTTGTATGCGAAATGTATGAAGTCGCCAATAAGATCAGTAGGGCTGAAAAGGCCCTGGATAACTATGCAAACGGGGTCTTGCTCATGTCCGGACATGCTGCGGGGCTGCTGAAAAAACAAGTTGTTGCAATGAAAACATATCATGATATCGTTGCCGCACGTATTAGCCACCAAACGAGAGAGGCCACGTATGGTACAGAGTTTTAGTGCCTATGTGATGGCGACGCCGGGGGAGTATACCGAAACCCTCGGCAATCTTATTTCATTCGGGTATGATACTGATGATAAGCTGCATCTTAGCGCCGACTATTACCCGATTTACAACGAATCTCACCGCGCGGAGTTGAATGAAAAAATCGTCCGCCATTACGCGCTTAGGGAGATTGGTCAGGAAACCGCCCAGCAGTTCATTTTTTACTTGGGGATGACGATGGCGGAAATCATGCCATATTTCAATGAGCGCTACAGGACGCTAGCGTTGAAATATGACCCATTGAACACTATGGAAATGGTCAGTGAAAGCCTGTCCAATACTGTAGCCCAGTCCAGCGGCAAAACCAGCGCCTCTCAGGATAGTGCAACCCGAAGCTCCTCGGACGGCACCAGTTCAAGTAGTACCAAGTCCCAGTCCTACGACTCGGAAGTGCCCGCAACCGGCGTGCAAGGTGATTTTGCTCGATACGCGACTCATGCCAATCAGGCGCAAGCGGATACGGACGGCAGTAGCCATAGCACGCAAGATACCTCTTCTCAGTCCCATAGTACATCCAGCACGGAATGGCAACACGACGCTACGGATGGGAGCACCAAATCCCACACGTCGGGCCGCTCCCAGTCCGCCATGAGCCTGATACAGGAGTACCGACAGGCCATCATCAACGTGGACATGGAAATCGTGCGGAGCCTCGAACCGTGTTTCATGCAGGTGTGGGGGTCGTATGATACAATTTTCAGTGACTGCCATAACTATGGAGAATGGGAGTAATCATGTCCGTCAACGCCCTTATGCCACGCGCCTATCCGCCGGCGCGTATTCCCACGTCGGTTCCGTTCACGTACCGTGACGGGTTGACCACACTCCAATTGATTGAGTGCATCCGGTGCAATCTGGATGGCTTGCAGTCCGACTTCAATACACTCGTCGAGCAGGTGAACCAGTCGATTACGGACAATAACGCCGCCGTCCAGCAAATCGCCGATAACCTCGTTAAGCAAATGGCCATCCTACGTGATGAACTCATCCGGCTCATCGAACAATCGCAGTCCACCGGACTGGCGCGGTCTCCAGTATACGGCAGGCAAGACGCTCTGCAAACGGTGCTTGACGGCATGTATGATAATACACGCAATCATGCACTATTCTGGTCTGATTACGACAAGATGGCATTGGAAGCATCCGTGTATGACGCGCTGGGATTGCCTGCGCGTGAATATGATTTACGAGCAACCGCCGTTGACAATTGCGTACCCGGCGACTTTCCCGGACGCTCGCAATTCCCGTACGGTAAGAGCATCCCCGAGGGTGAAACGAAGTAGCGTTTATGTCTGACGTTCCCGACGTTTCCGCGTTGGCATCCCGTATCGCCGCACTGGAATCGCAGGTAGCCGCCCTCGCCGCCGCCCAACTGGACACGCAATATTCCGATAACTATAATATTGTTCGGGCGGGGACGCCTGCCCGCAGTAATGAAAGCGAGGAACCTCACCATGAGTAGCATCAATAAAACCCCACACTATAATCTCAGCCAGTTCGGCGACAGCCCGGACGATAAGCCATCGTGGCGCGGCGACTACACCGGCGACATGAGCAAAATCGATTCGCAAATGTACCGCAACGAAACCGACGCCACTACCGCAACGTCTACCGCCAACACGGCCAAGACCACAGCGGATAATGCGCTCGTATTGGCGCAAACCAATAAAGCGGATATCACCGAACAGGAATCGTATTTCAACGCGCTTGGCGTCACGTCCGCGCAGACCGCGCAGGCGCTCATGTCCACCATCAACGGCAAAGCGGAAGATACCGCGTTGACGGCATTGCAGGGGACTGTCAGCTCACTATCCGACACGGTTAAGGGCAAGGCCGACGCCACGAATGTGTATACCAAAGCGCAGGCCGACACGACGTTTACCAAACAGGGCGGATACTCTGGAACCGCGAAAACGCTTGACAGCCGTATCGACGCCAACACCTCCCAAATATCAACAATAAGCTCGGCCTTGGAAGCATTGCGGGAAAGGGGGGTCGAACCTATCGAAGTATATCATACTACCGATAAGGTCTACGGGGCAAATATTGACTACCACGCCTACTACTCTCCCCTTGCAAAGCTTGTCACACTGCGTGTTACCATAACCGGCACGGCGACAGGCTGGGCCGTCGGCTTAAATCCGGCAGAACAGGCCATACCATCACGGTATAGGCCAGCTGGAGCGTTAAGGCAACTGCTTGATGTTTTCGTTGGGGCGGGTAATACCATGCCGGCACATCTTCTTTTTGGCATCAACTCCGATGGATACCCGTACGTAGATCAGGCGGGCCCGAACGCCACAACGCAATCAAATTTGAATCTTTCGGCAGTTTTGACATATTTTGTCGCTGTCTGACGATACTCACCAACCCCACACCCCACGGCTTACTGTCGTGGGGTATCTTATTGTTTATGAATAATCATGTTTCACGTGAAACATACCCCGTCCGGTACGCCGGACGGGGTATACTAATATCATGGTAGACGTACAGGCATGGTTGGAGCGAACCCAAAACCAATACTGGGACATGGACGGGGCTTACGGTGCCCAATGCTGGGATTTATGGGCGAAATACTGTATGGATAATTACAATCTTTCGTTAGGTGATTGCATCACGCCGACAGGTTACGCGGAGGGCAATTACACCATGTTCCCCACCACGTCCGCCGTGGGGCGTGTTTTCGAGAAAAAGGACGAAAATTATACGCCCGGCATGGGGGATGTCGTGTTTTGGAGGTTCGGCAGTCAAAACTACCCCGGCAGTCACGTAGCCATTGTGTGGGGTGGTGTTCAGGGCGATAATATCGATGTTCTGACTCAAAACCCGACGCCCGCCGTACGTCAATTGTTGCCGCTCGCAAAGGGTTCCCAGTTGCTCGGTTATCTGCATCCCACGGCATTGCCGGAACCACCGGAATCCGGCGATAATCCGACAGGTGGGAATAACCCGGGCGTGAACGTGGACGGCGACATCTCCGCGTGGATACAACTACAGGGCGATAATCTCGTATATCACAGTGGTTCGGGCACGACGTCGTCGCAAGCCGTTTTCTACAAGGCAACCGCCCAGACTTGGACATATCGCGGCGGCACAGGTCAGCCGGACGCCGACCAAGGCCAGAGCACGCCAAGCGTAGGCGACGGAGAAAGCTCATACGCGCTCTATGTCATCGGTACCGTTGAATCATCATTGCGCTGGGATGCTGTCGAACCAAACAATCAAGGTATCGGCATCGCACAATGGAGTTTTGGGCGCCGCCTACAGGTGTTGAACGCTATGAAAGCGGTTGACGCCGCAGGGTATGAGGCGTTTGCCGCCGCCGCGCCGAGCATTGCCGCGCTCATGGAGTCGGGCGGCACGTTCGACAGGGCAATGACCGGTAACGAAGTTGCGGCATTCCAGACGTGGGCACGGCGCACGGAATCACGGCAGGGTCAGCGAAACCAGTTCGCAGAGGATTACGAGAGCTACCCACAGACGTATGATGACGCGAAAATGCAAATACTGTGGGTGAGCGCCTATCACCAAAGCCCGGCGGGCGCGTTGAATGTGCCTCATGCTTCATTTCTTACCCAACTGTATAACAATATCCTCAATACGCCTCCGTTCGGGCCATACGGGACACGCTATAATACCGTCTACTCGCTGTTGAATGTGTGGGACGGCACTAGTGCGCCGCCGAACTTTTAACAAAGTGACAAACCGGTAGATATATACCGGTTTGTCACTGTTGTACGGTAGTATGGATAATATGGAGAAACTGTTAGCCGAGGGCGATTATTACGATTACGGGCGCATATTATCCTATCACGCGCCTTGGATGTTCGTCATCGGCGCGCGCGGCCTCGGCAAAACCTACGGTGCCAAAAAACTGGTCATCGGTGACTGGATTAAAAAACGGTGGCAGTTCATCTATTTGCGTAGGACGGCGGAGGAGCAAAAAAACAAGGGCACATGGTTCGCGGACATCACGGAACAATACCCGGAATTGGAGTTTCGCGTGTCCGGCAATCAGGCAGAATGTCATTGGCTGGATGACAGAGACGCCACCACGGACAAACACGGCAAGACACGCCCGACATGGCATATCATGGGGTACTTCATCGCCCTCAGTCAGGCAGGGCAGGTGAAATCAGTTGCGTACCCCAAAGTACGAACCATTGTTTTTGATGAGATTTTTCCCGATAACATGCGGTATTTGGGCGGTGAAGTGACCGCGCTTGAGGAATTTTACAATACGGTAGACCGGTGGAACGATAGGGTTCGAGTCATCATGTGCAGTAACGCGGTAACATTGGCCAACCCGTATTTCAGCGCGTTTAATATCAACCTGAAGCCGCAATTAGATAATCACACGCAATACCAACGATATTGCGACGGCTTCATCATGGTGGAATTGGCCGACTACGGCGGGTTCAGCGCAAAGGTTGCCTCATCCAAATTCGGTACGTTCTTACGCAAATATGACGAAAATTACGCGAATTATGCAATCAACAATGATTTCAGGGATAACGCCAATACCCTCATCAGTGATTTCAGCAACGCCGGTTATGCGTTCACGTTGAGAACAACCGAATACGGTATTTTCAACGTATATCAACAATTGAGCGATACCGACGAGGTACTATATATAATTACCAAAAAACAGCCGAAAATCACTAGGGATTATACGTTTGATTACCGACTGGTTGACAATGATTGCATCATGCTCAAACGTTCCGACGACATGACGCAGAAAATATTAAGCGCCTATCGCGTCGGACGACTGCGTTTTGAAACACCGCAAATAAAAGCAGAGTTCAGTATGATACTTGGCGGCTTGTTACAACAATCAGGTATAAGAAAGTGAGGGAACATACATGTCAACTCATGAGTTGATCGTTATCGGCATTGTGTTTTTATTGGTGCTGATTGACTATATTACCGGCGTGGTTAATGCAATCATGCACGGCGAACTGTCTAGTGAGAGAATGAGGCAGGGACTCGGGCATAAATTCGCATACCTTGCGATAATTTGCGTGGCGTTAATCGTTGAATACGGTTCGGGCTACATCAATCTGGGAATCGAATTACCCGTATTCATGCCAGTATGTGCAGGTATTTGTCTGATTGAAATCACGTCAATCATGGAAAACTGCGCGAAAATCAACCCCGAGCTAAACAACTCGAATATTCTCAATATTTTCAAAGTCGATAAGAAAGAAAGCAATGGCAAAGAAGAAGATTAGGGAGCAACCATGAACGGCACTACATGGATAGGGTCCCCCAACCACTACAACGGGCGCAACGGCTACGCCATAAGCCACATCACACTGCACATCATGGTCGGCACCCTAACCGGCACCGACAGCGTTTTCCAACGCTCCGGAGGCGCTTCGGCCCACTACGGCATCGGAGGCAACGGCGAGATACACCAGTATGTGAGCGAGAGCAACGGCAGTTGGAGCGACGCGAACTATGCGAGCAACAACAGCACCGTAAGCATCGAGCATGAAGGCGGCATGGCCGGTGTGCCTTGCACGCGCGCGTGTATGGACGCCTCGGCCCGCCTATGCGCCGATATCGCCCGCCGTCAAGGCTGGGGCCGCCTGTGGTATGATGGACTCAACGGCAACGTGTGGCTACACCGCGAGATACCCGGCACCGACCACTACGGCTGTCCCGACAAGGCCGTTAATGGCCTTGATGTCAACTATGTAACCAACAAAGCAAACCAACTATTACAAGCAACCTTCGATACAACAACCACTAACGAGGATATGATGCAGTGTATCATCCAGCCCAACGGAGAAAGCCGTTTGGTCTATTTTGACGGCCAGCGTCTCCATCACCTGACACACCCAGACCAAGTTAAGGCCCTGCAAATGGTTGCCAACCAGTGCGGGCACACCTTGCCGTGCTTCGCTCTAGGAAGCAAGAACGCGCCATGGGCCACCCGACTTGAAGAAGCCTTGAAGTAAACGAAAAGAAGGAACTATGACAAACCAGAACACCACCACCGCCACCAACACGGTAATCGAACCAACAACGGACACTACACCGAATGTCACAAAACTATCCAACACCGACATCGACAAAGTACTCAACGCTTGGAGCGCGGACATAGACAAGGCCAAGCACACAGACGGCTACACGCCAGTCTTCAGCGATACCGTGCGCACCATCATCTACATCATCGCTTTGACCGCATCCGTGGTAGGCTTAAGCCTCATGGGCTTCGGACATGCCGACATCGGCGGACTCATCAGCACTGCGGCCGGTATCATCGCCGGCGGGTTCGGAGTAGCATACAACCCACTACGCCAAAACTGATTACCACTTGAGACTTGAAACTCAAAAAAACCCCCTAGGCATATAACCTAGGGGGCTTTCTATATCTTAACTCAAAACTCCAACCAGACATCAACCTCACTCAACTACACGATTCATAAAAACCACAGTCTCAAAACAATAACGATAAAACTCAACACCCTCACGCTCATACATAACAACAAGACAATCCACAACAGCATCAACATCATAATCCACAACACGCTCACCACTGTTACGAATATAATCAACAACCTCATTCTCAATGTCTTGACGATACATCATCTCAACCACCATCCTTTTCTTCATCCTTTGGTTGATAGTTATATAATACCACACCACAAAAACACAACACGCCGAACAACACAAAAAAACAAAAAAAACAACGAAATAAAAAACGC